GTTATTTGCAGTTATATTAAAAGTATCAAGAGATATAACTTTTTGCTGTGCAGAATATTTTGCCTGTTCAGCTTCAAGTATTTCTTTTTGAGTTGAATGAGCGCTTTTTATTATAAGTTCATTTGCTGCAATAGTGGTTTCAAGTTTTTGTTTTTCTGTATCAACATAAAGCTTACGAGCTTGGTCTGCATTAAACTTTTGAAGTTCTGCATCTTTTTTATCAAGGTCTTGCTTCGCTTCGTAATAATCTTTAGTATTGGATACAGCTGCACTATAAAGCTCTTTTTGATACTCAATATCTGATTTAAGCTGGTCAATTCTAACTTTTATATCAGATGATTGATAAAACTCACTTTTTTTATCGTGTAACAATTTATTCCAACTATCAACTTCTTGAAGAAGTTTATACATTGTATCTTTACTACTTATTACAGCAGACTCTGTCAATGCAAGACCCTGAGTTCCTCCTACAGTATTTGATATACCTTGAAATTTAGTTCTTGCATTTGCTACACCTTCAGCAAGAGTTTGATTAAGATTTGCTCCAAATGATTTATTTATATCAGTTTGGCGTTCTCCTGCTTTTGAACCGGTATCACCTATTTCATCAAGATATTCTTTCCTACTTTTTATAAGCTCATTATATATTGAAATTTGCTCTTTAAGAGTATTGTTAATATCTGTTTGGTTTTTTTCTTCATCAACAAGTTTATCATTTAAACCAGATATTGCGCCAACTACTTTTTCTATAGCTTCAAACGCAAGATTAAATATACCAGCCATACCAATACCTGGAAGTATATAAGCCAATGTCCTTACAGAACCAAGTGCTTTTCCAAGTGAACCACCAAACAATTGACCGCTTCTTGCTCCTGAACTAACTGCTTGGTCTATTCCGTTTACTATTGACTGCGATGCCCTTAAGTCAGTTAACGCAGCTTTTGTCTCAGGTGCATTTTTACCCTTATTTATATATAAGTTAGAATACAAAACCTGTTGGTCTTTTATAGCTTGTTTTAATAACTGGTAATCAGATAATAGTCTTTCTTGAGCACGAGACTCGTCTCTTGCTGCTTGTTCAGCTTGTTTTGCAGCTTGTAAAGCATCTCTTGATGCTTGGCGACTTGCTGCGGATGCTTGTTGAGCAGAACGTGCAGCTGCTTGATTTGCTGCCCTTGTTGCCTCTATTGCTGCTGTTTGAGCTGTTTGAGCTTGTATTGCATCCAATATAGATTTAAGCATTTGCTCGTTTGCAGCAACTGCAGAAGTTGAAAAAGACTGTTGTTTTTGTTGAAGAGAAGCAAGTCCAGCATTTAACTGGTCTATTAAATCATTTGTTTTTGCGATTGAAGAATTAAAAGCGTTAAGTCCATCAATAGACAATGGAGTAATTTTACTTCCATCATATTGAGATAGTTTATCAAAAAGAGCAATAAACTCCTGAAGAGTTTGTTTTTTCTGGTCATTAAAATCAGAAACATCAAGACCTATTGCTGTTATATTTTGCCCTGCCATTATTTTTGGTTTTTTAACGCTTCTGCTTCTTCGTTATTTTGAACAATCATTATTGCAAGTTCTTCAAGACTTCCAACTCGTTCTCTGTCAATCTTGTACCCATTTTTAGAAAGCATATTTAACATCTTTATAAAACGAATACGAGACTCTTTTAATGTATAATTAACAAGTCCCTTTGACTTTTCTTCTCGATAATCCTTAAGTTCTTTTATACATTCTTCTAAACGAAGTTCGTATTTCTTTTCCTTTGACTCTATTCTAAGTATCTGTTTTAAAAAATCATCTACTGCAACTTCGTCAAATATTAAACTTGAGTTTCCTTTCCACAAAAGATTATGGCCAAATGGTTTAAAGAATTCTAATTGATTTAGAAATGGAATATTAAACTCTGCTAAAAACTCTTTTTGTAAACGTATTGCAATTTTTATAGAGTTAATCCTATTGGATATAAAATGTATATACGATACCTTTTCAAATTCCTCTGTTATCGAAACGCCTGAAGCATCAATATAGTACACATAAAGTTCATCAAAGTTTTCTTTTGAAATCTCTGTATAGTCTTCATTAAACCAGCACTTCATGAACTGATTTATCGTTACTTCCTCAAAAGAAAAATGTTTCATTGTGCGAATTTAGTATTTATAACCTGCTCTAATTCAGGTAGTATTATTTCATCTCGCAATCTTTCTAATGACTCTTGATTTAACTGCATTACAGTTTCTCCAGACTGGTCAAGTATTTTATCAAAGTACGATACAGAAGATTTAATAGTAAACAATCCGTTATCAACCTCTAAAAACATTTGTCCGTAAAAATCACCAAACATAAAGTTTGTTATAAAACTTGTTATTCTACCAGTTCCTTGTCCAAATTCAAGTTTGTACTTTACTGTTTGTGGATTGTATTGAGTTGAACCAAAAACAGTCGTAGGCCCATCTCCGCTTTGACCTTGCTTTAGTTGCTCTTGAAGTAATTCAATAACATACTCCGAGTTGTTACGTAAAATGTTTTCTATTTCATCTTCTATAACAAAGTCCTCTAATGCACGTATAGTATTATAAAATCCTTCTAATGGCACATATTCTTTTAGCCGCAAAAAGCCGCCATAACTAGTATGGCGGCTTGTAATCTGTCGGCTTGCATTACCTTACGCGGCAATAACAGCAAATTTAATACCTTCGTATCCATCAACTCCATTCGTAAGCAATGTTGCTGGCGGAACGAGCTGAACACGGTATGATTTTCCGTGAGTGTATGTACCAGCTAAAAGTGCTATTGCTGGAACATAGTTTGTATCTCCTGGCTGGCCAACTGCAGGAATTGAAGAGATGCCTGTTGGAGTAATAACGGTATTGTTGTCAGTTTCTGTAACAATAAAGTTTGCAAGTTGTAACAACTCTGAACCAAGCAAAGTAATCATATCTGTCTTTGCGCATTCTCCTTGTATATAAACATGAAGCGCAAGTAGTGATGATACGCCACCCGTAAATGCAGTTTCTGTAGCAGATGCAGAATATGCACCACCTGTAAAGTTTTGCTCTGTTGCAGACGATTGGAATAACCCTCCTGTAAACGCGGTTTCTGTAGCAGATACGGTTCCAGTAACAGTTGCTGTTGGACTAATTCCATTCAAAGAGCTTCCTTTGGATGTTGCTGCGGTTATAGTTATAACAGCTCCTGCAGATGTTGCACTGTACCCTCCATTTATACCAGTAAGAGACCCAATCTGGGCTGCAATTTTAGATGCAAGTAATGTTGCGGTTGTTTCTGTAGACTCCTGAGTAACAAGACCTGATATCGTAAGGCCTGATACATTTATTCTTATTGTATCATTTGTTGCTCCTAAAGAAACTGTTACAGTAGCAGTAGCTGCCGTATTTGAAGGATTAACATTTGTAATAGTTGCTGTACAAGCAGTACCATTTAAAGAACTTCCTAAAGATGCAGGAGCAAAAATAAGAACGTTATTTGCAGATGGATTAGTTGCTGTATATCCACCATTTGTACTAAAAGAACTTGTTATTGCAGCAGCTATCTTAGCAGCCATTAATGCAGATGTTGTTTCTGCTCCTGTAACTGTTACATCTCCTGAAATAGTCGTACCGCCAACTTTTACATTAAACACATCTCCAGTAGTTCCTATTACTGGAATTATTACACCAACCGCACCAGTTGCTGCTTCTGTTTGAATAACAGTAACTGGTAAAACTGTATTTAAAGAAGCGCCAAGTACAACAGGAGCTGTTATTGTTATAACATTTCCTATCGCAGAAGCGGTATAGCCACCGTTTATTGACGTTGTACCGTTTATAGCATAAACTATATCTTCTGCCATAAGAGCATCTGTAGTATCATGCACCGTTTGTTGAACAAGGCCTGATATTGATACTCCATTAACGTGAACATCAAACGTATCTCCTGTTGCTCCGTGCGTTATTGTTACAGTTGCCGTTGCCGATGTTTCTCCTGTAAGTGTATTAGTTGCTGCATTTACATCAATATCTATCAGCCCCATTATATCAAGCAATGCAAGGCCGCCTGAAAGTATTTTACCGTTTTGCACATACTCTTGAGGATTGTACGAAAGGTAAAACATATTTTTATAAGGCGTGTTTTTTAAATCGGCAAGGGTTGGAGCTGGACTGTACATAAAGTCTGTTACCAATGCCTGAAAAGTTCCATCGCCATTGTCATGAACAAGCATATTTCCCTGCTTGTCTATTTCCAATATAGAATAGCCGCTTTTGTTTAAGCTTTGTAAAGCCTGAGCATAACAGATGCCACCACTTGTAGTTTCAAAACTACGGTTATAAAAACCGTAACGCAAGAAAACTGTACTACCATCATCCAAGGTAATAAGCACGTCGCTTTCTTTGTTATTTGTTATTGTGCGTATTGGAGCAGCGTTTCCAAAGAAAGGGTAAGCCCTCCTGTTTTTAGGAGCGTGAACCAAATTAGTTAACCAAGTTGTTGGGTCAGCTAAGTCAGTTAATGTAAAGGTTTGCCCTTTAGGAAGAGCAATAAATGCTGCAGAAGGCCCCATGCTAATATCGCATGTTTTGCCTGTGTTCTTGATAACGTCTCCTACTTGGCAAGCGTCAATCATTGCAGCATACATAAGTCGAATAAAGTTTATTGAGTTCATTTTAACAAGGTTTTTGTGTTTCTATCAATTGTATTTCAAGTTGATTTATGTAAATAATATCAACATAGTCACTTAATCCTTTTGGTGCAACTCCTGGACTATCAACTTTTTTATGTTTGATTGTGCCTGGGTCTTGAACTATTATGTTTGGGTGCCTCGCTATTTGATTAAGAAATTCGTAATAGCATGGATAAAGTACCGTTAAAAAGTTTCCTGTATCAGAATACCTTGTTAGTATATCATCCGTACCATTACTTAATGCCGCAATTACTATTTGAGGTATAGTTACCTTTGCGTAAAAACCAACAACATCCCTTTGTTCAACGTCAGGAATAATCATAGCTATTAAAGGATATTTCAAATCCTGAAAAGTATTTGAATTATCCTTATCACTTAAATCCTTAAGTATATTAAGCTCTCTGCCTGGCTGGTAATTCAAAGTGTATAAACTATTATCTGGTTTATAAACCCTCATATTGTTAACAATTTCTTTAAAAATGTTAACTAATACTACAGGATTACTTTTGTTCATATTCCAAAAAAGTTTATAGATTTTGCAATATCAAGTGTTTGGCAAAGATTAATTCTTGTAAATTCAGGATAAGTAGTTTGGTTACTCCACAAAAAAGAGCACAGAGAACGTGTTTGCTTAGCAAAATAATTCCAAGCGTCAATCTGCTTTTGGTCAGGGCTTGTATTAATCGCAGCTTCGCCTTTTTGTATCACCGTTGCAACTCCTGTTGTAAGAGTTGCTGATACTCTTTCAAAATTAAAGAATATGTATGATGCAATAAGCGATAGCGTTGTATCGTGAACAAGCCCGTCCCAATAAGAAAGTACGCCTTTTAAATCTGTGTACTCTTTGCCATTTAATAAGTCCTGCATTCTTTGACTGGTTGGGTCATTATACCCATCATCTTTAAACGCTTTGTAAAGCTTGTATCCTAATATTGTTTTTAAGCATTCTGGCTCGTATTGACCAATAATAGAATTTAACCTTTCTAAAACAATTGCGTTTGTTTTGTTAGGTACATTATTTTCACCAATGAAAAATGCAGAACTTATTATTAATGACATAAAATACTTTTTACAGACTATTGCTGAATTTGAACCGGCTTGCGAAGTATCATCGAGCCTTTTATTTGCGTCGAACCACTCGCGGATGATGCAACTTTTATTCTTGCGTATGCATCACCATAATCAATTACCTGCCATCCAACGGAACCTGTGCCTGATATTGAATATACTGTATCTTTTAATGTAAACCAGTTAACGCCATCGGTACTGTGCTGCAGGGTTGCAGTTAATGTAGTAGTACCGCTAATGTTAGTTGCTACAAGGTTCCATGAAGCAGTTTTAAAATAACCTGCAGAAATATTTACACCTGGCACTGTTGTGTCTACCAAATAATGCGTACTTCCGCTGTTGCCTACAGTATCAAGAAGGTTACCATACGTAGCTGATACAAGGTTTGCTGTTACTCCGTAATTGTTTCTCAGGTATGTAACCTGCGCTTTTGGCTTTTCCACAAAAAATAAGGTTGTGGCCACCAGTAGAAATAATACTATCTTTTTCACTTATTAAAAAATTAAAAGTTTGTTAAATCTTGTTTACTTTTTGTTTATGGTTGATGCAGAAGTTGCTACTACGGTGTTGGGTCGCTAAGTGCTGCGATAATATTTGCGAACGTATCGTAAATAAAGCAACCTGTATGGTTTTCGCTGAAAATTTGGTGAACCCTAAACTCTCCAATTACTGTTACTAAGTTTTTGGTAAAGTCATCATTTTCCCATCCGTATGTAATACTAAATGACTGGTACATAAGCAATGTGTAGTAATCCAACATGGCGACAAGAACATACCCAACTGGTATATTGTTGTCTTCCATTATTGTAGTACCTGTTGCTGGCGGAATAAAAATCTGGCCTTGGTTTTGAGCTTTTGTCATAAGCATATTGCCATAGTCAATAGGACTTATGAATGTTGTAATTGCGCCCTTATTAAAGTTTGCATGTTTCAACTGCTGGCGACATGCTAATATAGCATCCCAGTTATTTGCATTTGTTGTATGAAGTCCAAGAGCTGCGCCAGAAAAAGGAACTGAAAGGTAAGGAATACCAGCCGGTGTATTTGCATCTGCCGGAGCACCTGTTGCAAGGCATGTTGTAGTAGCTTTGATATTAACCTGATATATCAGTTCGTCTTCAACCCAAGAGGAAAATCCGTCAATATCCTTCAAGAGTTCCATTGCTATCTTTTCAGAAGCTGCAATCTTTTTAGGATTTGAAATTTGCGTATCAAGTGTAAAACTAACACCTGGCTTTAAAACACCAGGAGCAAGCCATGCAGCACCTCCACTTCCACCTGGAACCTTTTTGTTAATCCATACCATTGCAGCAGAGCTGGTAGAACCCTTTTTAAGGTAATCCCAGAATGTTGGCTGCACCCTGATTATATCAACAATACCTGGCATGTACTCAACTTTTGGCAAGTATGCACTACCGCCATAAGTATTTGCAGGTGTCATTGGGCTGTTTGCTGCGCGGAATTGCATACCAGTAAACCTTAAATCAAGTTCAAGAGCAGGCATATCCTTACTACGCTTTTCAACAACTCTTCCAATCTGGTCAATGTTCTTAACGCCAGGAGAAAATTCTTTTTCATGCCACCTTTTAATTTGAGCGCGAATGCTCATATCTTCAGGCTGCTCTTTAAACGACGCCTGCAAACGAGCAAGTTCAAGGCCTTGACGTGTCAAAATAGCCATTACGCCTGTTTTGTCGTCAGCCATAGCGCGAAGTTGTTCAATAGGAAGGCCGGCAAGCTCTTTTTTAAAGGAAGCTTCAATATCAGTTAACTCTTGCTTTGTTGCTCGCGTGGAAAGCTGAGTTGTGATATTTGTTTTTATTTTTTCAAGCAGTTCTGCTTCTTTTCTGGTGTCGTCTTCTTCTCCTGCACCATCAGATTTATAAGCTGCTCCATGCCTTCCACCTGGCATAAATCGGTTTGATATTCTTGGCGCTGTTCTTACTCGCCTAACCAAACGCGGGTCAAAATAAGTTTTTTTCACTTGTTAAAGTTTAAAATTGTTAATTAAATAGTCTAAATCCAACCCTACCTTTTGCGGCTGTGGAATATCAAGTGCAGGTTGATTTCTCTCTTGCGGCTCGAACTGTCCAAGTGACATACAGCGAGTAATTATTTTACGAGCTTCCAATTGATTTGGTCTTGGAAGTGATTGTATAAAATCTTCTATTTCGTCTTGAAGAAATGAAACTTGTTCTGCTGTTCTTACTGCATAAGTTTCCATATCGCTTGGTATTGAAACAGACGATATTTCAAAACCCCTAACTTCTGGGTAAACTATGCAATCTTCTGCATCATCCCACTGAGCTGTATTCCAGTTAGGTTTAAATCCTATACTAAAATTGTTAATTGTTCCACTTCTTATTTGAGTAAGTTGTTGATTAGCCCAAGGTACATCATCGAGAGGCATTGTTTTAAAATAAAGTCCAAAGTCATCTTCTTTTAAAGTTTCAAATAATGCAGAAGACCTTCCGTGTTCGTCCCTGAATTTTATTTTATAAGAAGAATTTGATGAAGGGCCATTATCATTTATGCTTTTAGACCAACTTCCTTTTAAAAACTTTTCTCCATGAGAATTACGAGTTCCCCATGTAACTCCATATCCCTCTACAATACGTTTATCTAAAAGAGATTTGCTTTCTGCAAGCTTTCCAGACTCTTGCATTTTCCTAATATCCACTTCAACATAAGACATAGGAGCTATTCCAAAACGCTTTTTAAACTCTTCTATTTTAGGATGTAGTCTCATATTAGGCAGTCGGCGTTACTGTCGGCTGTATTTTATATTTTTTTAAATAATCTTGATAGTATATATCACCGTCTGCTATCGGGTCTTGTCCAATTTGTACACGATACTCGTTAAATGTAATTATACCCATTTGCCAGTCTATTTGCAAACCTTGAGAATTAGCATATTTTGCTTGACCGGCTTTTAAAATATCGTCTTGCAATACGTGCAAATGGTTATACTCCATTTTTATCTTTATGCCACTTCCTGTAAGTCCAAAGTAATTTCCCATTCTCGACATTCTCCTCAAAGAAAAAGGAATAATATTATTTTGATAAAGGAATTTTTCGGCACTATCTCTGTTTTCATAAGTAGCATTTTTACCACTCATTAACTCAGCAGGAAATCCCATCCTATCGCATATCGCTTCAATGCCTTGTCTAACAGTTTCTTTTGTCATTAACTTTTGAACGTCAAAAGACATTGGTTGCCACTTAACTGGAGTACGTGTTGTAACCCATTGAAGTTTGTCCCAACTCAATCCATATCTCGCTAACGACTTATCAAGTTCCTGTTTATCAGGTTCGCTCATTGCAATCTTTGCGCCAAACTGGTCTCCGCTTCCTGGGTCATAAGAAAAAATACCTAATGGACCTTTCTTTCGAAGCAATACATTGTCTGCTTCCATTGCTGCGCAAATGTTAGAAACAGAATAATCTAATCCAGATATTTTGCTTAATGGAAGTCCCATATTAGGAACTGTATTATCTACAAACCCATCTTTTAAAAGCATTATTTGTGAAGAGTCTATAGAATACGTTTTTCCAAAAATTGATATTCTCCATAAAGAAATAGGATTGGAGTTTGGTGAGCCTTCGGAAGCGTACATATCAAACTCGTAATTTATTTGTGGCTGAGCAAAAAATGGACTAAGGTTCCACATTGTTGTTGTATAAGTCTTATCAAAGCCTACAGGACAAATACAAAAAACTGGACAGTACCCAAATATCTTACAAATTACTACTTGTTGAGAATTAAACTCTTCCCATGTTTGCAATGGGTTTGGACGAGCAAACAACTTTTTTAGTCTCGTTGCAACAGGGGATTGAGTAGGAGTGTCGTCATCTTTAACAATACTAAAAATTCCATTTGTGTCAGCCTCTGCAAGTCTATCAATAACACCAGCAAGAGGAGAGCAAAAATTGTAAGCCCACCATTGCATTTGCTTAGTATTTAAACCAAGCCATCTTGTACTATCATCGTTTCCTGTTAAACTTAATGTTCCGCCTTGTCCATTTATAGGAATAAATCCCATAGATGTAGCAACCGGAGCCATATTATTTGCTATAGAGCCAAAAAGGTTGTCATTAAATATCTTTCTTTCAACTTCTCCTTCATCCTGAAACATCTCTCTCGTTTCTAACAATGGGGAGGTTTTGCGCAATTGCACTCTTAATGAACGTTTTCCCCAAAGTTTTAGTTCCATTTTATGCTTTGTCTTTATCCCTAAAGAAATGTGAAAATACTAAATATCTTATAGCGTCCATTAAGTGATTATGTCTGTCAACTGGCACATTTTCAGTATCGCCAGTTTGTTTGTTGACAGTCCATATATAAGTTTCGCGTTCTTTTGCAATGTTACTTCCACAAAAAAAGACATTGTAGTCGCGGTTTATCATTGTTATGCCAGCATTTATACTTCCTTGACCTTTTCTTGCTGGTATTGCTGTAATTCCCAAGTCCCGCAATTGCCTACCCATTTCTGGAACGTGTTCACAATATGCTGGAGCAGTGTCAACATATCCATTTACTTTGAGAATTTGAGCAATAGTTGTTGCAGATTGGTCAACTTCGTAAAATAACTCTCGTATAAATAAGTTGCGTCCAATCCTGTACCCTTTAACTATAGCTGTTGGGTCAACAGTAAAGCCAAAGTCCAAACCATACTGGCAGTCATTATCATCGTCAAAGTCTTCTCGCTGTATTTGAGTCCAGTTAGGAAATATTATACCCTTTACATTTCCTGTCAATCCTCGTGCGTAAACCTTGAACAAGTCTCCGGTATAAGCTTCAATCATTTTATGCTGCCAATCCTTGAGAAATGGGTTATGCCTATGGTCACTAATTAGTAGTTTAGTTCCAACCGCAGGTATTAATTTCTCGTGCGCCCAAAACCTCGCCGATGGATTATAATCTATTATTGTTTGCTGAGCCCTTGATTGCAACTGGAAAAACCGCATGTAATCAAAGCTGTTAGCCTCGTTTACAAATAGATACTTTCTTTTTGGCCCTCTCGCATCAACTTCCGTTTCAAAAGTTTTAAACTCAATTGTATGTCCAGACTTGAATATAAACAGATGTTTGCTCATATGGTATTGAGCAATACAGTCTTTAAACTCAGGATAGACGTACGTCTCAAAATCTCGCAAAGCTCCACCATGCAAATGTGGAAAACTATGAGATGTAATTGTTGTTACTTTTGGTACGTCAGGAGTGCCAGTCCCATTATCCTCATGTGCCAATACTGCCAAAGCCATTAGTATATTAACTGTTTTACCACTATTCTGCCCACCCTGATGAACGATTGTTCGAGTACCATACCTCATTTCTCGCAACGTCTCAGTAAAAATTGGCGAGGCCTGCATAGTAGTAAGTTTTTAAGGCAGCGTTTTGATTCATCCCGTACAAGGTACGACAAAATACCGAAATCCGTACACCGGAATTGTTAAATATTTGTTAAAGTGTTAATCAAGCGAGTTCCAATCTTCTGCCAAAATATCGGCTTGGGAAGCTAACCACCCCGGTTGCATTTCTCCCTGTGCCGTGTACATTGTAATAGAAGAATGAAATACAACATTTTCTCCTTTTTTATAAAGGAAATCTTTAACAGATTGAGGTAAACTTGCAAATTTTGGTATAAAATCTTTGTTTACAGTATTTCCAACTGTTTTGTACACAAACATTCCTTTTCCATTCCACCCATTTCGAGCAACTCTGTTACCGGCGTTCATTGCTTCAATAGCTTGTCCAAAATTCATAATAGTTAATTTTATTTGTTAAAAATACCAAACCTCCAACGCAATGTAAATTTCCCGCTCTTCCACAAAAAAGAACGGTACACTTGGTGGCCTTGTAGCAAATAAAGCGCACCTGGTATTGGTTGCGCTTGATAAGCAGCTGGGGTCCGCACTTGGTAAGACACTGCCAGCGCCGACTAATCGGGGTAACGGTAAGTCTTTTATTTGGAAATCTGATGTGCAAGTTTAGGGGTTCCGAAGAGGCGCGACTTCGGTTGAAAATTTTTTCAACCGAGCGCACGAGTTAAAACGTTGTTAAAAATTGCTTGGTAACACCTCGTATCCGTTTTTGATGCTCCAAAAATCGTGCCAGCTTTTTGCAATGGAGATAAATATTTTTTTCATGTTTTGTGATTTTGTAACCAGCCCCCATATACGAGGGCTGGTAGAATGATTAAAAATGTTTCACGTGGAACAGGTTATTTTGCAACCCCAATGCTCCGGCGGTATGCAATTAATGTATTGCCGACGGTTCCGTCGTTATAACCTTGCGCAATCAATTCCTTGCGCAAACGTTTATCGGTATCGGAATCCGTGCCACCGTTCATGCCTGCAATGTAATAATCCATGATGGCTTTTGTTTTGTCGCCCTTGGGTGCCGATACTGTATCGGTTGCGGTTGCGGTTGCGGTTGCGGTTGCTGTTGAGGCAATCTTTGGACGCAATGCCAATGCACCCAATAACGCATTGTCAACCGGCACACATGCCTCCTCGTACGCATGGTACACGGCATCGTATGCCTCACGGGCGGCAAACGGTTTAACCATTATTCCGTCAATTTCAACCTCGGCAACGGCGGCATAAACGGCTTCGGCGGCAACCAATGCACGTACGGACAAAACCAGTTTTTCTCGTAATGCGATACGTTCGGAACGCTGTGCTTTTGCGGCAATTTCGGCCTCACGGCGTGCAATTTCGTTACGTTCGGCGGCAATATCCTTTTCAATTTTTTGCATTTCACCAACGGCTTCGAAAAATTCCTTGCTGCCGGGTTTTAATGTGCCGCCCGCAATTTTTGCTTGTACATCCAACGAGGCCTGTTGCAATTGTTCCAATTTGGTAATTGGAGCTGGTGTTGGCGTTTCAACGGGTTCTGGTGTTGGCGTTTCAACGGGTGCAATGTTTTTTGCTGTTTCGTGTGCCTTGTTGGCGTTGTGTTTGTTTGACATAACATTTAAATTTCCGGTATTGGTTTATGCTGTCCGGTGCAGCTGTGTGGCGATATTGCCGTTTATTGTGATACAAATGTACGAGGTGTTTTTACACATTCCAAATTTATTTTGCCATTTCCAACATATTTATTTTTGCTATATGTTTGTGTCCATCACGAACGTATAATATTGCCACATGCACAAAAACGCAATACGGGACGTTTTACGGCATGCAACATTGCTTGTGTGGTATAATACTAAAAATCAATTTGGGGCGAATTTTAACTTTTGTGAAACAACATATATGTTCCACATGTAATATGTCAACACGAGCGCAATTTGGCACATTCCACATTCCACATGCCATTTTAATTATTTGCCCGTGTGCGCTCGCGATATACGAGGTATATTCCACATTACCAAATGAGTTTTATCATTTAACAAATTATTAACAAATTGTGTCGTACCTTGTATATGCCCCAGCGCCACACAAGCGCAAACGTACGTTTCTCATCGTACGAACAACAACCTACGACGACAGCCGTACGTCATTCAAACCTACCAAGCCGTAAAACCTAAGGATATATAAACCTAAATTGCTCTGTGGCATTTTCCTACGCAGTCTTTACAACTTGCCCATTTTCTAAATTCAAGCTTTCCAAAATTTCACTTTCAGAACGCGATAATTTAGTAAGGCCTTCCACAACAGAAATAGTTATATTAGATGGCCTTGTATCTGGTGTGTCCATGCCTAATACCTTCTGCGTAAATGTTGGATTAATTATCCCTACTGAAGCATACTCAACATTCTGCACCCAAACAACATAAAGAATAGTTGAAACAACATTGTACATCTCGCTATCAACCTTCGAATTGTTGCGCATATCTTTTAAAAAGTCCTCATGAATACCACAGAATAAGCATAAAGCTTTAATAAGGTACGGCCTACAGTATTCTTCCTCTACCTTCTTTCCTGCCATCTGTCCAGTGTTAATGGTACGCATAGAAGTAATAGGATTGTCGTCGCACCACTGGAAGTACTCGCATGCCCTAATCCACAGTTCAGCAGCACTGGATACTACTGCTCGGTCAAATCTCACATGACGCCACAGTTGCCTGTTATATCCCATTACCTTACTTATTTCAGGATGCACTTGCTGGTTTGCCATAGAGTTGAATTATTAATTGTTTCCATTCCTCAAAAGAATAAATTATTTTATATGAATGCCCTCGCCCAACAACTTTTGACTCAAACGACAGTTGCTCTTTTTGCTGGAACTTGCCGGGTAATTTCAATTCCACAAAAATAATAGCATGGTGCAGCACCAGTACGAAGTCTGATACACCAGCAACTACACCGCGCGCCCTATTCCTATTTCCCTGCACCGAGTTCCAGGAGTTATTATTTACATGAAACACCATTTGCCTATCCTGATGGTAGTTATTCCAAAACCATTCCGCGCACTGTACTTGCAATTGCTCTTCTGTCATATCTATCTCTTTTTTCAGTATCTAAATTTTTATATATCTCCCAGTATCCATGCCTTCGATGCGTAACGGAATAAGTTGGCATCATTCCAGCAGTCCTGTAATAAACCCTTTTAGAAACCCATATCTCTCCCATGTCAATCATGTCAGTTAGTATAAGCCTCCAAACCAATTCTCCCTTCTCGTACCCATCAAACTCTCCACGAATTACGTGCATATCCAGTCCTCGGGACTCTTCAGTAATTATCCTAAACCATTGAGCCGGGCTTAGCGAGTCTTCGTACAATTTCTTTTGCTCGAATGTAAGGCCGGGTGGGTAATACATGCCCAATATTACAGCTAATTACCCAACAAGTCGGCCAATTTAACACAATATTAACAATAAAAATAAATATTTCGCATTAACAACAAATTAACTAAAATAACCCATTCAAAAAACGAAAAACATCTCTATACGTGTAACACATTGATAATCAACCGTTTTTTGGCCATGTATTAACATGTACCCGATTTGTGGTAACATACGAAATGTTTCCTACCACGTCTAACGCGTTGATTATCAACGCGTTACACGATGTATTAACATGTATTATGCAGAAATGCCCATGCCGTATATAAATATATACGTTAAATTATGTTATTTTTTTTCCTTAGAAGGGACATATTTATAAGGAAATAATAAATATACAAGTTAAAGTACTTACAAGTACTAATACAAGCAAGTTTTAACATATTTTAACATTTTATTTCCCCACATCTTTCAAATTATTGTCAATATATGTTAATACATAAACGTAATGCGTTGTAAATCAACAAATTACGTGTGGTAGGAAATGTTTCCTATGTTACCACAACTTTCGTGCATTTGGGTGTAATTCGTTGGGTATCAATGCGTTACGTGTGGTAACATGGTTGTAATGGGTATTTGCGGGAATTTGTATGTTAATGTTTTGTTAACTATTGGCACTTGATTTTCTCCAGTCCTCGAATGTTACCGGCTCCAACCCGTTAGCGTTTCTTTTTGTGGAAAAAGCTGTATATTGTATTCTTTCCTCCATTGTTGGTGGATTTGCGCTCGTGTCGCTCAGGAATTCGAGGTCATATTTGCCGTTGCATATTTGTACCATTTTAGTTGCGTAATAAGATACCCAATCCCAGTAATCCGACTCTGTTTCAATTGGGCGGAAATGTGGGTACTGAGGAGTGTGTGCTGCGAAATACATGAACGGTGTAATTTCGCGAGGTGTTACCTCTCGTGGTGTCTGTTGCGTTTCAATTCTCTTCCAGTTCTTATGAGCTTCGCAAAGTTCCGTTCCTTCGATTGCGTTATTATAGCAAACAGAGATTGCGCACTTTTTATGCATTTGTGAATAGTCTGCAGCATTTAACTCTTGAATTACGCTGTCAGGCAATTCTACAAATTCAAAAGGTTTTTCTGCTGATGTAATTTCAGCCTCGTTATTGTAATGCTCTTCCATTTGACTTTCTTCAATATGATGTTCGCAATACTCTTGGTCAACAGCAACTTCTCCGCATCCTTCATGTTTGCATGGATAAACTGGAGTTGTGAAGTCTCCTGATTTTGCAAGTCTTGTAACCTCTTTCCAATATGGAGTAAAGCAATTTTCAGCAAGATATCTTGCTTGCCATGCAGTTTCCAAACTGTTGTAAATTGGAGACTCTTGGTCAAGTGTGTAATCATGTGTATCTCCAATAATAAGTGATCGCTGTGGTTCTGGATAAAGATTAATAACTTCTCTCCTTGTCATAATAGTTGCGTACTTCGCCAAGTTGTTTTAGTATTTGATTGTATTGGGTTTCTTTTAGTGAATGAGTCTCGCTTGGGCCAACAAGTGTCCACATTTTTATTTGTGGATAAATTCTATTAGAGGTTCTTACAAAAACATGATTTCCGTTACTGTCATAGTGAGTTTCTGTAAACTCTTCGCTTGGTTCTTCTTGCATATATTATAAAATTTATAGTATTGAGTTTCTGTTAGTTGCTTTACCTGTCCATCAGCACAAAGATAGTATTTTTTATTTTGCGGAAGAGGAAGATTTACTCCATCGCAAAGACTATCATTTACTGGTTTATAAAATGTTATTTTCATTTAACAAATTTAAAATGTAATAGTATTGAGTTTCTGTTAATTCTATTACTTTTTCAGGAGCAATCAAAATGAATTTTTGTTCACTCTCTTTAATTCCAGTATCAATAAAGTATTTTTCTTTTTGCGGAAGAGCGTTAATCCTTTTTGCATCGGACTCAGAAAACATAAATAATATTTCGTGAGCTAAGCATCTTGTTGATTTTCCTGTTGCCTTTTCCATACACCCAGGAATTAAGCATAGTTCATTATTCATTTAACCTCCTTCATGTTTTTAGTTCCTAAACAAAGTGGTTCAATTCTAATTGGTGGGCAGTGCAGTCCGTTAATATACTGGTTTAAAACGTGTTTTCCTCTAAAATAAGAGTTTTCACGTTTACAACCACATAACTTGCATTCATAGTGTTTAGTTAACCATCTGCCTTCACGAGTTTCATCTCCTTTTACCCAAACATGCTTAATTGGCGCATCTGTTGAAAGTTGTAAATCGCATGTATGTCTTCTTGAACTATCTCCGGTTTCGTCGACTTCGTCGCATGCTTTACAGTTATTCTTTCTCATATGTAACTGATATTAAAATATAGTTAATAATCTCAACAGAGTAAACGAGGTACGCTTTCTCTATTTCTTTCTGAAGCTTTAAAATGTCGCTGTAAATAATCTTGTGTTTAAAACTTCGATAGTAATTAGACATTTTTATAGTTCCTGACATTGTTTCCAAATAAGAATAAGAAACAAAATAATTATATGTTTTACGCATGATTGAAACGTTTTAAAATGCCCGTGAAACGTTGTTTTGCGCCCGTTTCACGGCATGTATTAATGTTTGTGTATGTTTGTATTGTTTTGGGTTTGATGGCCGTAAAGCGTCCCGTATTACGTTTTTAATAACCGCCCAAAAGGTCATTAGGAGTACAATTAAGAGCCTTGCATATTTTAGAAAAAGTTTTAATATTTGTTGTTTGAACAGAGTTTTCAATAGTTGAAATATTTGCTCTGTTACAGCCTATTAATGTTGCAAGGTCTTTTTGAGTCATACCTAATGATGTTCTTCTGTTTTTAAGATTTTTAGCAAAAAACTTTTCATTGTAATTCATACTATTTTAGTTTATATTTGTTATATAATTCTCCCCACAACTCTTTTTTGTCAATACTATTATACAGTTCAAAGTTAATCGACTTAACTTTTAATGTATAAATATGAGCAGCCCAGTTAAAGCTGTAAAAAATGGTTGTTCCACAAAGATTAATTAGGCGCTTTTCAGGCTCATGCTCTGTATATCCGTCAAACACTTTTTCTTTTATCCTGAACTGGTCTCCATAAGCTATTTTTTTGTACTTATTCCAGTCACAAAGTCCAGAATTACACCAAATAAAATCCTCGTACAACTCTTCTTTTTGTTGAAGACCTTGAATTGTTGTGCCAAATGGACTTAGCTTCCAAAGAAACTCTTCTGTTTCGTCTGGTTTTTGTCCTATCAGTACCAAAATCCTATGATTTGGCTGATAAAACAGGCTTTTAACGCAAAGTGATAGCCATTCTTCTAATTGAGTATCTGCTGCAATGTTATTTTCGCAGTTAATTGACTCTTTTAGAGCCTTTATACAGCCTTTTCCTACTGGAAACGATGCCATTTGAGCACGTAGTTCCTCGTGTTTTCCCATAACTTGTTATTAGTATTAGTATTAATGCACTTATTAGTGCCGTTATTGCAAGTTGTAATATGCAAATCATAACCTATCAATTTTTTTCTGTTTATACTCGTTATACTTTTGTTTGTCTGTTTTTCTGCTACTTATCATCAGGTCAAACGAAACAACGCAAAACATACCAATAACAAACCCAAGTACAAAAGTCCAAACTAAAAGTTCAATTCCTATTTCCATAAAATATTAGTTTAAAATGTAATCAAGAACTTTCTTTTTTGCGGATAAATCCCTCATTTGCCTCGCAGTATCAGCAGTTCCATCGTTAAACTTTGCTGCATCTGAGCCAACACGAGGTTTGATTTTTGATATTTGCAGTTCAATTGCTTCAAGTTGTTCGCGAAGATAAAACTCATTATACGATTTAACTAAAAGCAAAGCTAATTGATAGAATTTTAATTGAGGCTTTAAGTGCCTGTAAAATTCTATATCAGATTGTATTTGTTGCTGAGATTTCATTTTTAAGTTCTTTTATTAGTTCAATAATAAGTATTCTAACATGAACACTTGAAGACCTCCATCTATCTTTTTTACCTCCAATTTCATTAAAGTTTATAAAAAACTTTTGAAGTATGTAATCTGGTTCGCATTGAGCTATAAACTCTTTAAAGTTTTTTCCAAAAGCTCTCCAGGAGTACCCGTATAATCCCCAGTCTGATTGAAGGAATAAATCTCCTTTGTTATTAAAGCAGAATATACCGTAACTTGAAATTGGATGGTCAATGTGGTATGTTTCTGCTTTATCTTTAGTAATTTGTACCATAAAATAAATTTTGTAGCTCATTTGGACTTGAACCAAATGACTGCCTACCAGTGAGCTAATTTAACAAATATTCATCAAAAGAAAACATAACGGTTACAACGCAGTTAAGTTTGCATATGTACTTATACCATCCTGTTGAGTTTCTAAATTTTAGAGCGTTATTATAAGACTCAATAGAGCATTCAAATGAAGTTAAGTAAACGTACATATCCAGTATTTCACTGTACATATACTTTCTAACATTTACCTTCATTTTTATACCACCTCCATCCGGTAAATTTGCCATCTTTCCAAAATCCCCAGTTTCTACGGCGTTTAAATGTGATAAATAAAGTCCAGCAAGGTATTGGAGCTTCATCCGCTCCGCAAAGGTGTATTGAGTGCTTATGTTCAGCTTTGCGTTTAATTATATCTCCTTCGCTAAAAATCTCTGCCACGGTTTCGGTCAACTCAAAATAACAACCTTTAAGTATTAAGCTTATACTGTCCCAAGGATTGTCATGAAGGCAATCGGTATCAGACTTTAAAAACTTGTGAACCTTTATTCCTAACCAAGGAGTATTAAAAATTGTATAACGAACTAAAAGTCCATTTCCAATTACTTTTCGAGAAGGGCCTGACCAATCACTTTCTTTTTTGTGGATAGAATTTTTTGGAGCAACAGCAAGAAAATCATTTCCAATTAACTTAAGTTCAAAGTCTTGGCCTTCTTTATAAACTTTCATATCCTCTAAATCTAATGATTTGTGGACAAAGAACGAAATCTGAGAACCTGTTACATAAGTACTTGATAACAGGTTTAGCTTTTTGTAGTATTTGTAGAACATGGCTCAGCGTCAGTTAAATGTATCAGATGCGCATTAAGGAAACCTGCAATATATCCTCTTTGAGCTTCTGTGTTTTTTGGGAATAGTTTTTTAGCTTGAATTTTTGCAGCGTTAGTTACAAGCAATTCGTAATCTTCAAGGCTTATTGGCTTCATTACTGTTTATTTTGAGACAATAAAGACAAGGCTCTTGAATAGGTTGTATCAGTAGCCTTTACCTGATATCCTGGGTTTTGTCTGCTTATATCATGAAATAGTTCGCGACCTTCTTCGTTTAGTCTTTTAGCTATAATCATAGAAAGCATAACCCAATCTGAAAATTTTCTTGTGTCCATAGTTATTGTAGTTTAATTATTCCAAGTTTAACCATCTCAAAAAAGCAATCTTTGCAAGCGATTACATCATTCATTGCATCGTGCGCCCCTTCAAAACCACGACCAAATAACTTTTGATGTACCTCTTCAAGTTTTGGCCATTTATATTTACCGTACGAACCAGGTAATTTGCAGTAATCTGTACCAGAGTCTTTTGTGCAAATCTTTTTAATTTCTGAATGAGGGCCAGTTATTTGAGCGCGATAAAGTTCGCTCATTATAATTGGCATGTCGTAAGACATATTATGAGCAACAAGATAATCGCATTCTTTTTTGTAAATTAAAAAGTCAACCAATAGCTTTTTAATAGGCTCTCCATACAACTCATTATCTTTTGTGGAAAAGCCATTTTTAACCCAAAATTCTCCATCAGGAATAACCCATCCGTCAGGTTTTACTAACTGGCAACTACGTGCAATTTCTTCTCCTGTTTCGTCAGTCATTAACCAAGCTAACTGAATTATTCTTGGCCAATTGTCAACATCTTTATAAGATGCTTTATAGTTTTTTGGAAGGCCTGTAGTTTCTGTGTCAAAAAATAAAAAGTAAGGCATTTTATTGGTATTTAGTTATTTGTTCAATCTCGGAGATTTTAAGTATTTTAGTTAATGCTTGCTTTTGGTTAAGCATTCTTGCATTATTAAACATTACTTCGCGCCCAGAAGAAACGAAACGATACATTCCTTTACTTGCAAGTTCTGCAAAATCTGGCAATATTGCAAACTTTCCGTACATTGGCTGTAGCATTTTTAAATATACCCTGCAATATGACTGCGAAGTTACGCAATCAGTAACCTGTAGTTTTATTTCTTCTGGACGAGTAAGGAGCTTTTGTGTCATTATTTAGTAATTTTAATTTCGTAATTAATAGTTTCTTTAGCAAGCCAAACGTGGTTTTTAATCTTATCGAGTACTAAATTAGTATCTTTTGCAT